ACTTATCCATGCCATAGCGGTAGCGCTGGCGAATGCGCTTGAGCAGTTCTTCGTTCGGATCTTTCTTTTCCGAGTCTTTCTCGGCCATTTAGTTCACTTGCCGCAATGATGTTGGGCAGGACGGGCAGATTTCCACGGGAGGCCGAGCGATGTAGTCGTAGACCCATCCAGCTTCCCGGGCCCGGATAATGACGCTCAACGGGGTTTCACTCTCAGCCGCGAGAAACGACTGCTGACGGCTGCACTTTGCACAAACCATAATCAGCGTGCGCTTCGACAGCGACAGCGCCAGGGCATCCTCGGCCAGTTTTTCCAGAGAGCTAACATCCGTTGCCGCACGGAATTCGTGCAACTTGCCGTCTGCGCCCACCGTGGGCAGTTGCTGCTGCTCAGCTCGGCGTCCAGCGCTGGCAACATACCTGTCCAGCGGCCATGCTTTGAACTTCAGATGCGGCACTACGGTTTCATAGATCACGCCGCGGAGCGCCGGCGGAGCGGAGGTCAGTTTTCGTTCAAGGTCGGCGTGATCTACGATCTTCGGCGCCAGGCGCAGCAAAACCTTCAGCGAACGCTCAGCGTCCTCGACTGGGCTACCCACGATAGGTACCCGGCACTTTCGGCTGCGCGAACTTCGGCATCGGCGGACGCGCCTGCCCGACTGCCTGCACCGGACGAACAGGCATCTGCGGGGCAGGAAGATTGGCAACGTGCACCGGCTGAGGCATCTTGAGCAGAGCCGCGATCTTCGGGGCGTTCCAGGTCACTCGTCACCCTCATCCGCATCGTAACCGCCTGTTTCGTCAGCGCTTTCCTTCTCCGGAGCCATCTCTTCCTTCTTTTCCCCCATCGACTCAGGAATAGCCAGGTGATTGGCGATATGCGCCAGCATCGCATGCCCTTCGTTCTCTCCGAAGACATGCTTTTCCGGCTCCTGATACGCCATGCCCATGCCGGTTTTTCCGGAATGCGTCGGCATCTCCTTGAAATGGTGTGTGACCATGTGCCCGCCGTTCTCAGCAGGCTCAATCTCCATGCGGCGGATCATCTTTTTCTCAGCCATTTTTCTTTAACGCCTCCGAGCCCTTCTTTGCGTGAGCCAGCGCCGGGTTGGCGTGAAGCTCAGCCTTCATCTTGTTCTGCTGCACTGGCTTGAGTGGGGAAACCTTGCTCAACAGGTAGCGCACCTGCCGCGGCGTCCAGGGCATTACTTGCCCAGCATCCTGTCCGCTTTCGCCCGAATCTTCGCCGCCGCGCTCGCGCTTAACTTGCCCTTCTCAACCATCTGCGTGGCGCGCGCCTTCGCATTCGCAGCGTGGCTTTTATCAGGCATCGGATACTTGCGTGATCCCGGCAGCCCAAACTCACTGCTGGGCAGGCTGTTGCGACTTGCCGCTTTCAGTTTCGCCATCGGTCCAGTCTCCCTTCATGCCAAGGACGTGCAAGTGTCGCTCACCACATCGCACACACATCGCCTCATACTCCTTAGTGCCGTCGCGCGTCCAGACTAACTCAATCTTATGGCCCATCAAAGAACACGGCCAACGCCTCATTTTTACCCTCTTCTTTTCACTTCCCATCATTACCCCCATGCGCTCACCGTCCTCGGCTTCTGCTTCTGCTGGTCCTGCTTCTTCATCAATGGCTCGCGAATGCCCACTGCCAGCGTCCTCAGCGCGTCGGCCGGGTGAGAAGCATCGTCATGGAGCGGCTGGCTTCGCGGAACGCCTAAAGCCGTTGCCGGACCCCACTGGTAACGCCTGAGATACTGCAAACCATCCGCGCATAATTTAGCGTCAAAGTAGAGCTGCGGGAAAAGCGTTCTGACTGCATTGATCCCGTCCGCCACGCTCAACTGGCGATTCACGCGAACTTTAAAGCCTTTGCCGCGCATGATTTCCTCGATTGACTTCCCCGTGCCGAGCGAGCGCGTACCGCCATCCCACGGTAAAAAGCATGTCCCAAAGACATACCCCCAGGTCTGCATCTCGCGGAGATAGTAGTCGATGGCCTGATGATCGCCTTCGAAGTAACGCAGGATTCGAATCTCGAACGGCGTTCTTTGTGCCGCCCAAATCGAGACTCTGTCGGCGAATCCAAGATCCCAGAACGTGTCGACGGGCATCATCGGATCGAAGGGGACTTCGCGGATTCTGCCTGCTGTCTCCGCAGCCTGAATCTCACTCTTGTAGATGGCGCCTTCGACGGTGGAGCGTGTCGCGCCTTCATAAACATGATGGAAAGTGTCGGGATCTTTCTCGCGGAGCGTATCTATCTTCTGCTTTGACTCATCCGACAGCCAGTTATTGTCGTGGTACGACGTCTTGATGACCAGCGCGCCTTCGGGCGGGTTGATAACAAAATCCTGGTACACCGGGTCAGTCTCGAGATCTGGATTCAAAGTCAGCCAAATCTCACTACCAGGTTTGCGGATGGTGGGGAGAAGAATCGTGAGGCTTCTCCGACTGACGACCGAAGCCTCTTCTACCCAACAAATGTCGATGGCCTCGTAGGACTTGATTGAACTGACCGTTTGCTTGCGGAGGCCGGCGAATACGAACTCTGTCCCGTTGGCGCCGCGAATCTCCGACTGCAGAGGATTGTAGAACTTCTCAAGCCCCATCCTGACAATCTGATCGCTGAGCAACTGGTGAACGGATTCGCGGATTGAATCCATCGTCTCGCGGGCGCAGAGAATACGAAGAGGTTTGCGCGTGCCTAAAATGATGAGCGCCTGCGCCACAGACCAGCTTTTTACTCCGTCGCGGCCGCCGTAGAGCACTTTGTAAGGATGGGGCTCAAAGAGCTCCGCCAGCTTATCAGGAAATTCGATCTGCGCTGCCATCTGGCTTTACGAAGTTTACCGTGATTTCCGCTTGAATGGGCCCACCGTCTGCGCCCGTATGGGCCATCCTGTCGCCATAACGGTGAGGAATCAAGCCCTTAAGAAGAAAGATCAGCAACGTGTCGCTGTACTTGCGGGTTGTGGCGACCATTTCTCCCTTGTAGAAAACAGGCTCATCGTAGCCGTCGTGCGCTCTGCGTTTGGCTTCATCCTCGAGGAGCTGAGCTCCAGCTTCGAGATACTTGTCCCAATCAGCCGCGAACCCCTCGTCTGAATTCCGCCAAAGGTACATGGAATTGCGCGCCACGCTGGCTTGCCTGCATGCTTCAGCAACGCTTCCAGTACTGGATAGAGCGGTGAGAAATTCGGCCCTTTTTTCCGGAGTCCTAATTGTGTCCATCCTGAATTACGCTTTGCAGCCCTTCTGATGCAGACCATTTAGACCGCCGCAGGATTTACAGCCACCTAACGCCTCTGCCACCACATATTTAGCAGGAATCACCACATGCACCGTATCGCTCAGTTTGTCGATGCACCACTGGGTAAGAGTGAGGCCATGTGCCGCCGCATCCGCCTTCAATCGCCGATGCACATCATCCGGAACGCCAGTAAGCTTAATGAGTCCCATATGGTACTGGATTGTACCACGCTAGCGTCACTGAATAGCCTCAGAAACGAAATTCCCAGTAGCCCGGATCGCCTCCACGCGCTTTTCCCAGAAATCGGAATCGCGTTTCGCCTCTGGGGCGTCGTAGCGTAGCCCCGGCAACTCGGTTAACGGAAGTGCTTCACGCAATTGGGCTTGCTCATTTCTGGCGGCGATGGATTCGGCTAACGTGAGATCTCGAATCGACTTCCCGGCCTCGACCCATGTGCATGCGCAATTGTCGACGGCGCGCCGAGCCTGGGAATACTTCATCGAATAGCCGCGAGTGACGTTGAAGACACGGGTATTATTCACGTTGCTGGGAGGCCGAGCCAGATCGGCGCTCGGAGCCGTAACGAGAGCAAACGTAATTTAATCATGGAAATCTGTCAAGAAATTCTTTGGAGCGTCGACCGTTTTAGCGATACAGGGGATGCAACCTCCGTTGATTTGGGTTGACCCGCATGACCCACTCAAACTACCATGCGTGTGTCATGCTGGTCAATACACAATATGTGGGCGAATAGGCTCGGCCCGAATATTTCTCTTGACTTTGCATGTATTACAACTTCTGCCG